CTGGCTTACCGTATGGGCTACCAGGGATCTTGCCGTTTGGCAGGTGGACATACGGGATCTGTCCCTGATACTCCGGGTGCGCGTCGTTTTTTAACAGCGAGTTGCCGACAAAGATGGCGTTGTACACAAGCGGAGCCTTACCAGGCTTGGTTGGTACCTTGTACCAGTAGTCGTAGACCTCAACCTGCATCTGCTCGTAGGCAGTCTCGCGTCGAAGCGGGTTGCGCTCAAAGGTGTTGGACCACACGTTGCCGATTGGGTCATCGTGGGTGCCACGGGTCGTGTACGGGAAGTACTTGTCGCCCTGCTTGACAGGGATGACATCCACGCCGTAGTCCTCTTGGACTGACTGTGGGGACATACCGTAGCAATAGAGCGCCCAGTCTAGGCGGTGGAAGTCGCTGTCGCCAAACCCAAGGTAGAGGTTCTCTGGTCGCTCAATGACGGTAATCTTTGGCAACTCGGCAACTGGATCCCAATAGACCTTAGCCGCCGTATGACCGTAGAGTTCCTTGAGGAGTGCAGCGTGCTCGTGGAGCAGGTCCATCTCGTTGGCATCCCACCAGCGAAAGTAGAGTCGCTCGCGCAGTTGCGCGGCATCGCGCTCTTCGGCTGTTGGCCCAGTGGCAACATAGTTGACCACTGGTCGCACAGCCTGGATGGAGGCTGGGATCTGTACATAGGCGTGGTGGATGTTGACCGAGACGTGCGCTCGACCAGCAAGTCGTGCGCTTGGATCATCTGCCCAGTGGTCAGCACCACCAAGGGTGATGGTCTCTGGGTGGTAGAGGTTGTCCATGCGGCGGAAGAGTGAGCGCAGGCGGTTCTGCTCTGGCTCCACCAACTGCTTGCGACCAAGGATCTCCTGAAGGAGGAGATGCGACTCGTCCTGGTTCGGATCAATTCCTTGTCCGCTGAGTGAAGTCTCGGACATCTTGACGGAAGCCTGTTCGCCAAGGGTGAGCTTCTCAAAGTTCGGCTTGATGCGCGTGGAAGCGCGGTTTCGTGCCGTGATGGATGGGTCGTTGATGCCAATGCCAGCACCGCCAGCGATTGACTGGTTTGCCTGACCCTTGACTGAACCCTGCTTGTTGACGGTGATGTTGGTGAATACTGGCGCGGTGGCAATTGGCTTGCCAGCAGCGGCAGCCGCGACGATACGCTGACCCTTAGCAAGTTTTCGTGCCTTCTCGGTGGCAGTGCCAATAGAGGCAATCTGCTCAGGCGTGGCGATATCAGGGTCAGTCGTGTACTGCGCTGGAATCGCTCGCGTTCCCTCGAACGCCGCTGGGATCTTTCGTACCTTGTCGGCCATCAGTCACTCACTCCAAAATATGTGAACACTGGATCGTTCACGGGCTTCTCTGGGTTTCGTAAAGCGTGTCGCACAGCAATGGCCAGTGCCATCACTGCATCTTGCTCCAGCTTCTTATCGTCCAATTTGTAGGTGAGGAGTTGCCTTCGCATCTCATCCCACGCACCGCCAGTTGGCAGTTCGATTTGTCCTTTGTCTAGGACCGCCTTCAAGTCATTAAGGAGTTCCACCTTCTTCGCCTTTGTGCCACCGAAGTCAAAACCTCGGAGGGGGCGGATGATGCTGAACTCCTGTTGGAATAGTCGTCCACCGAGTCCTGTGGAATCGACGATGGTGGTGCAGTACGCACCGTCTTGCTGGTAGAGGAGGTGTCCTTCGCGGACCATGTTCACGACGGCAGAGATACTCTGCTTGCCGCCACGCTTTCTAATCCGCGTACCGCGAAGGCACTTTCTGTCAGTAATGTCGAGTGTAATCGCCCACGTTGCGTCATGTGAAATCCCTGGGTCTACACCCTGGACATACTTATGGTGACGTGTCGGGCCTGACTCTGCGACTCCTGATTTGAATACTGCTTGAATGGACTGAGACCAGAAGAATGCGTCTCGTGCCTCAATGAAGAATCCGTCAATGTTCTGCGGGATGAGGTACTCAGCCTGCTGACGAACGACATCATCAAAGTTCTCTTGTGTCAGTCCGTAGCCGATGTTGTCCCGTGTGGACAATCGGAACGAAATGAACTTGTCGTCACGGGCTGGGTTGTCGGGATTTCCCTTCTCCCACAGATCCGCGTATTCGTTGAATCCCTCAGTCGGCGTTCCAATGAAGTGGAGTGGTCCGCCAGTGGAGAGTCGTCGGAGGTTCAGCACCTCTTGGTAGATCATTAGCAAGTGCGGCTCAAACGCCGCTTCGTCAAATGAGATGCCGTTCATGTCCTTACCAAGGAGAGCCTTGGCTCGATCCTGGGTAGTGCGGAAGTGGATGCTCGCCCCACCAACGATGGGATTGAACTTGATCCACGGATACTCACCGCGATACTTCTTGTTGGTCTCCACGATCTTACCAAGTTCTGTGACCATGGGGCAACCACGACCTTTTTGGGCGGGGTGCTGGCCAGTGAGGATGGTTTCAATCTCGCGGAAGACTAGCTCTGCGGTCTCTTGCTGGATACCAATGTGGAACCATTCATAGGGAGAATCTAGCCACGCAAGGTGGGACTTGGGATCACCATATTTCGGGTTTGGAAGTCCCAGTTTGTACAGGGCGTGGTGGAAACAGACCACCGCCATTGCCATCGTTTTGCCCGCACGGTTGCCAGCGGATACGACGGTTGTGATGTATTTCGGTCGATATCCAGACTCATCACGCTCGGAGCAGGACTTCCACCATGCAACCTGCCCAGGATTCCCCTGGATGCCAAGCCACCTGCGAGCAAAGAACTCGATGTCAGAGCGACCGCGAGCCAGATCGACCGCAACTTCATTCGCTAGTTGCTTCAAGCCTTGTTGCGCTTGCTGATCGCGGCTGCCTTTGCGCGGGCATCCGCCTTGCTGCTGGCACCCCAAGCCTTCAGGCTCAGGAGTAAGCGCGTCGGACGACCCTTCTCGTCGCGCTCAGGACCAGGCATACCGCCCATGCGGGCGAGGAATGAGGCTCGTCGCGGATTGTCTCCGCTCTTGACAGGAGCCTTCAGTGTGCCGCCAGTCTGCGCCTTGTAAGACGCACGACCCTTGGCATTCAATCCGCCCTGCGGATTCTTGCCTTCTTTGCGTTGCCATGCAGCACTCTTGGGCATTACTTCACCTCATTGTGGAAATATAGGACTTTGGGTAGGAACTCAATCTTGCCGCCAAGTGCGGCCAGTCGATTGATGAACGTGCCGTCCGCTTCGTAGTGGCGGTCGGTGTAGCCAGCCTTGCGAGCGTAGCTAGTCTTGACAATGTAGTTGCCAGAAGTAGATTGTCCGAGAGCAAAGGACGGGGTGTGGTTCTTGCTCCAGCCGCAGTATAGCACATCTGCGGTACCTGATGCAGATTCCATCATTTCTTGGATGAAGGTCTGGTCGTAGGAGTCGTCGTGGTTGAACCACGCGGTGTATTCAGATGTCGCCAGGTCAAGCCCCTTGGCCCTCTTGTCGTGACCCCAGTCGTTGAGGTTGGGTTCTTCGTAGAACCGAACCCACGGAAACTGTTGCCAAATGCCCTCAAGGTTGATCTCAGAGCAGAGAGCAATGATCTCATCTGGCTTCTGGGTCTGATTTCCCAGCAGTTCTAGGATACGAACAAGGTTCTCCGAGTCCGCATGAGCAGTTACCACGACGGTGATGCTCGCCATTGATTCTCCCTATAATGTCGCTAGTAGAGATCCCCTTGGTATAGGGGATGTACAACATCCTGATACCACGGAAATCTAGCCAGTCTTGGTCAAGACCCAACTGCTTCATCAGGCTTTCGCCCGTCCAGTCATCTCCATGAGCAATATGGCTGATTCGAACATCCAACGGCATAAGATCAATGGTTAGTCCAGTGTTCTCGTTGCCGACGTTTACGACTACCTTGTCTACGTACTTGCAGGAATCCAGTAGGTCGTGTCGCTCTGCCAGTGAGAGAATCGGTCGACGCTTGTACCGAGCGGCAAACTCATCCGTGTTGAGCGCAACGACTACCTTGCCAAATGATCGGCAATGCTCTAGGAATTGGGCGTGTCCTGAGTGGAACAAATCAAATGTTCCACCCACATAGACCCACCCATCAAACATTACTTCTTCTTCTGAATGCCGTAGTCTGTGGAGCTTGGGTCAAGCGCCTTCACGACAATCTGGAGGGCAGACGCTAGTCCTGCGCTGATGATTGTGCGGAAGTCACCACCATTGATGTCAAGCAGTGGGATGCCCAAACCGAGTGCAACCGAGATCGACACGGTGAGGAACGTTCGTACTGCGTCTAGTAGCATCTCGTCAATCTTGCTGTTGTCTGCAATGTACTTAAGCCATGCGCCAATCTTGCCCATGCTGGTCTTCTCCTTCTTAGCGGCCTCAGCCGCGCTTCCTGCCAGAGCCAGACCCTTTGCTCCGATTGATGCCCAGTCGACCTTCTCTAGGGCTTTTACCGCCACATCCAACTCGGATGGTGTCTTAGTAACAGATTCTACTTTCGGAGCCTCTACGGGCTTCCTAGGTGCCTCTACGTTGATTGTGGGAGCCACTGGCGCGACCACTGGAGCAACCACTGGCGCGGGGGCGGCAACCTTGCCTGGGTGCGTGACGATGAGCAGGCACTTGTAGTCGACTGCAACCTTCTTCGCCTTGACCTTGCTGTTGGCAATCTGCTTGAGCTGCTCTTCGGTCACTGGCACGCCGTACTTCTCGGCGGCAACCTTCTCGTCACGAGTAGGACACGCCCACTGCCAACCGTGGTCTGCACACCAGCCAGCGGAGGTCATATGGCCGTAGCCGTCGGTGATCTTCTTCGGATCTTTCTTGGTCCAGTAGCGTCGCCAGCCGTCGTGCCACTTGCTGACGGGTACGCCTGCTGGATAGCCAATTGGCTGCTGTACCCAAACCATCAGCGCAGCACCAGTCTTCGCTGCTGCCACGGCATCAGCCCACGACTTGGCGTAGCGAGCCTTGCCACCGAGTACGGCGATGGTCTGCGCGGCTTCCTTCAGTGAGCCGCCAGCGTCGCTGATGCCCTGCTTGTCCTTGCGCCCTGTCGCCTTCTCGAATGCGGCGACGCCTTGCGCGGCGGTGTAGTCCACGGTGTAGCCAGAAGCCCACGAGACGGCGGCGGCACAGGATGACCAAGTGCAGTCGTCTAGGACTTGCTTGGCACCCTTCTGCTGCGCCTCTGCGTCAGCGTAGAGTTGTGACTTGACCCGATACTGCATTCGTTAATCCTTCCAGCGTAGTGGTCCCGTCAGGAACCATACTAGTGTCAGACCCGTGAAGATTGCTGACATGGTGTCTTTTGTTGCTCCATCTGGCAGTACGACGACTGCGAAGAGGAGACCAAGGATCGTCCATGATCCGCCTACAATGTCATTGATGATGCGTGAAATCATTTCTTTCTCCCTGTGTTGGAGGCTGCGACCGCAGCCGCTGCTGCTTGGGCTACCTGGCTCACGATGATTGCCACCGCGACTGGTTGAGCCTGCTTCTTCTCCTCGACCGAGAGATCTTTTCCTAGGGTGGTTACCGCAGTAACTGCTTCCCCGATGCTTTCTGAAATTGCTGCGACTGCTTCGCCAACAGCCTCTGCTACTGCTTCCGCTGGCCCATCAGGAGCCACGCTAGGGCTTGGAACTGGTTCAGGACTCGGAGTGACTTCCTCGCTTGGCGTCGGGCTTGGAGTCGGCGTTCCACTTTGTTCTGGACTAGGATCTGGAGTTCGCGTTGGAGTTGGTGATGGTCGCTCACTTGGAGCTACTGTTGGAGTAGGGCTTGGCGTAGGCTGCGGAGTTTCAGTCGGAGTTGGCTCTGGGCTAGGCGTCGGTTCTTCAGTCGGAGTCGGAGTCGGCTCTGGTGTTGGCTCTGGCGTCGGCTCAGGCGTCGGGCTGGGTGTAGGCTCTGGCGTCGGCTCAAGGCTAGGCTCCGCACTCTCGCTCGGCAATGGACTCGGTTCCCAAGGAACTGGATCCCACGGTCGATTTGGTAGGCACAACCTCACCCACAGTTCGTTTTGCGGTTCGTCCGCCCACCAGAATGGACCCCATAGTTCCCATTCTCCCGTGTACGGGTTCGTTCCCCCGCACCAGATCTCCTGCTGGTTTGCGCGAGTGATTCCTGGGAGAATAAGACTTAGTGCTAGGAGGAAACCCAATACGGCTGCGGAACGCAATCATAACTCCGATTCTCCGACCCCTAGTGGCTTGATTTCTGTTGCCTCAATGATCTGATAGGTAGCACCGCCGCCCAAGATGCCTGCAAGTTGCAGTGCAACCTCTCGATCTGCGCCCTTCTCTTGGCGTCGGTCGATCATTTCCTGTGCGCGAAGGCCCTCTGCCAGCGTTGGGGTTAGATCCCCCTCCTGCACCGCGCTATGTACGTAGTCCCGCACCAGCATTGCCAGGTCGCCCGTCGCCTTGATGGTCTTCTTCTGCTTCTGGAGGTGCTTTACTGCGGAGATACGCTTGTGTTCGTGGTCTTCAGTGAGGTGATCACGCTTGTGCTTGCCGAGAGTGATGCGGGAGATGTAGTGACCAGCGTCTGCAAGCCACTTGGAGAGCTGCACATCCGACATTCCGTCGCGCATTTTCTTGTTGATCGCCTCAACAAGAGGGCTTCGGCAGACGTGGCAGCCCGTGAGGACTGGTGCCAGATCAGTCATGCTTATCGGTGATATCATTTCCGCATGGTCCGCAAACAACACGTGGGTCTGCCTCATTTGGGACATTAACTGTCAGTGCAATATCTTTATTTTCGCACCCATCAGTCTTGCACGTAACAACCATCTCTTTAAATTCCACTTATCACCCCGCCGATGCTGCTGAACTATACTGAGTTGCAATATAGCCAAAAGTAAGCCCAGTAAATGTTAGGTTTGCCTGGTCCCCGCTGTACCAGTAGCCAGTAAACGAGGTACTAGTAACGCTACCAGCAATACGGGCAACGACTTTTTGTGATCCACCTGGTGCACTTTGAATTGCAACAATGACGTGGGGAGCAAGCGTGAACCTGTTTGCTGGGAATGTTACCGTTGTGTTCCCAGTCGCCGCAGCCGAGCTATTCATTGAGTAGGTTCCAGTTGCAATTCTGACTGGAAGGTAACTAGTAACAATATCACCGTTGACAGTGGCCCCAGCAAAGGTTGGAGTGCTGCTCGTTGCAACGGCCTGCCCAATGGAAACAGTTTTTGCCGCAGCATTGGCATCTGCGCCAGTGACGGTAACGCCAGTTCCAGCGGCAAGGGTGGCAACGAAGTTCCCGCTGGTGACATCGCTGGTGGCGTGCGTATGGACGCTAGAGGCGTAACTTGCGCTCAGTCCAACCGTGACGATGCCAGCAGTGTCCGTGCTTGCGGTAATTGGCGCAGTGCCATTGACTGCCGTGACGTAGGTTCCAGCAGGCTGGTAGGCGTGGGTGTGGACAGAGGCAGCAATGCCAGCACTGGCAATGGATGATTTGGTCCACAGACTGCTAGAGGTCTTGTATTGGATGATGTCTCCGTCAGACGGGCTTGCCGCAGAAACATCGTGGAGTTCGTCCAGCTCGTAGCCGTTCTGAACCTTGACGAGAATAGATCCATTGATTGCTTGCACGCGAACTACGACACCTAGGTAGACTGCGTGACTCGGCTCTGCTGGTGGGCTAACGAATACGATAGACCCAGGGGTGTTACCAAGCCAGACGGATGCTCCAGCGGTCGTGGCGGAAGTGTCAATGTTGGTGAGATACCCCGCCTCAATGACATAGCCAAACGCATCGTTGTCGATTGCGGCGGCAGTAAGGCCTAGGGTCTTAGAGGAAGATGGATCAGACGTGGCTGACGCAAGAGAGATGAGAGCGTTGTCGCCCGTTGCCCCAGAGACATAGACTGCCGAACCCTTGGGAATTGTCGTCCCCGTAGTGTTCTTGACAAGGAATCGAACAACCTCGGCGTTTGTCGCTGCGGTTGCCCCAGTGATTGCGGTCTGGTCAATGCCAACCGTAATGGCGGTGGTACCAGATGTGGTGATTGGCGATGTGCCAGTGACGGAGGTGACATAGGTGCCGAACGGCTGGTAGGTGCCGTCGTGGAGGTGGCTGGTCGTGGAGTAGTTGGCATTGAGGCTGATGGTCGAGGTACCAGCAGCAGTAGCAACGCTAATAGGCGATGTGCCAATGATTGCCGCACCACCAGCGCCAAAGTTGCCAGTTGCCGTGCCAGTGAGGACAATATCCCCGACCGTAAGGCTGGCCATCTGGATGACCCCCGTCGTTGGGGTTTCCGTAATGATGATAGTGCCATTAGAGATCTGCAACGCCCAGTCCACAACATTGTTTCGCCAGCGGGTGTTGATCCTAGCAGTAGAGGTAAAGCGGGACAAGGGTTAATACTTCCTTTTTGAATTTTTTCTGAACTCTTTACCAATATCTCTAAGAGATGGCTCTAAACGACCAGCTTTACCAAGAACCTTTGCCACTGCTCTAAAGGCTTGCTTCTTTCCTTTTTCGTCCATGCCAGTAGTCCATAGGGTTTCTCCGCCAAGGCGTACCGCATTCGTAATGCCAGTTGTATCGTAGTCGCTAACTGACTTGGCCTTAACAATCTCTTTGACAATAGACGATTCCATACTCTTTGCCCCAGCTGACTTTGGAAATTTGGAAGCGAGCATAAACTTCCCAGCAGCGTCTAATGCTGCCTTTTCTTCCTCAATAAAGTCTCCAGCGCGACCTAGCCTTTTGAGTCCAGCTGCGCTTCTTGCAGCAACACCGCCAAGGATTTTGAATGGAGATACTGCCATAGCAAGTCCAACGGGGTCAACAGAAAACTTATTACCACGAAGGCTAACAATACCCTGAGTCAGAACTTCACCAGCCTGCTTTGGGGTAATGCTCTTAACGCCAGACGCAGAGCCAGTCAATGGCTTGCCTGTCCTCATAGCGTAGCGAACCTCTTCGGCCTTGCTAATCTTCCGCTTGGCTGTCCCAGACGTTCGATTCATTGGTTTCGCTTTTGCCACGGCTACTTGCTCCTTGCGGTCTTGGCTGAGTCCTTAAATGCCTTAGCGGTTGGGGCGCCCTTGCTTCCAGGCTTACGCATCTTCTCGCCAGAGCCAGCGGCAATGCGCTTCTTCTTGGCGTTGATGTTGGCGTACAGGCCCTTCTCAGCCTTCTCCGCCGCAGCCTTACCAGCCTTTGTGTATGGGAACTTCTTCCCTTCGACCATTGGCATTAGTCTTCTCCTAAACTTGGCATCGGCAAGAGCCGAGCCAGGGGGACGGATAGCGAGTCAGCCGCTCGCTCCGTTTCAACATCCCATACGTGGCTGAGGATGCTATGGGCCGCTGATCCCAGCGACTCCTCCAACGCCTCAACAAGGCGCTCCACCCCTGCCTGGTGCAGGTGGATCAGTTCGTGCGCTACCACCCGTCGGATCTCGTCCTTCTTCTGCTTCCAGAGATCTGGAGAGAAGCGAATGGTGGCGTTATACAGGTTCGTGCTGACTTCTACATCAGCCCAGGAATCGTCAGGCGGAGCGCCAGCTC